CGATGACTTTCGGACCTGGAGGTTGGGACTTGGTGTCGTTGATCTCAAACCTCGATTGCCTCGCTGCCGACACCAGCGACAGCCGCGATTGCTCGATTGCCTCCTCATCGGTTCCCGACAAAATGATGTCGTCGACATAGTTGGTGAGACGCGTGTGGTTCGATCGTGCTAGCACTTTCATGCGGCGCCCGAGCGCGCTGTTATAAAGAGCTAGCGATGCGAGTGTGGGAGACTGGACGAAACCATAAGGGAGACTGAAATCACTTGCCTTCCGTGTCTTCTCCACTGTGCTCTCGCGCGCTATCTCCCACGCCTCTTGATGGCCGAACCCGATCTCCCGTAGCGCGCGATGTATCTTCGAGCGGGTGACGCCGTCAAAGAAGCCGCCGATGTCGAGCATCGCGAAGCTGCGATTGGGAAGATGGAGCTTCAGCGCCGCGAGGTGCCCACCGCTCCGAAGGTGATAGAAATAGGACGGCGGTCGCCACCGTCGAAGGACGGCTCTCTGAATGTCAGTCCCGTTGCTCCGACTTCGGAGCGACGGAACGAAGACGTGTCTCCCGTTGTCTAGGGGAAACTTATAGACGTACGTGCCAAGCATCGCGCGGCGTAGTTAGTGGCCCCGCCTACGAGAGCCATGATGGTGGTGATCAGCTTCAACAGCGTGATCATCAACACGACGACTGCGTAGGCGAGGCGAAGACGAAGACCTGGTCGAGTCCTCATATCTTCGGCTCCTCGCTTGCCCCGGCTGCCTTGCGCCAAGGCGCAGTGCCACTAACCAATCGACAGTGGACGTCGGCATGCACGCGAACATGAGCTAGGCCCATGGCATGGCGTCCGTCCCAGGCCACTACAAGGCATAACCTCGAAGTCGCCAGAGGAACCTAACGCCGGGGTTGCCGCGAACGTCTCGCGACCCGCTCTATGTAGGGAGGGATGGGCTCGGTTACAACCGCCGGTATCTCCGGAGGGCCCTCATATTAACCGCGAGCGACGCGGAAAGTTCAAGGCGCCACTACCCTACCGTCGATTTCGGCGTGGGCCCCGCTCTCCTGCATATATCGACTCCATCATGGCTTGGCGGTAAGCAGAGGAAAGATTTTGCCGAGGCGCAAAAAATGGAAGTACCTGCCCAGCTCGCACAAGCAATTCGAAACGACATACATTCGTATGGTCCGATCCTAGAGGGCGGTGTCAGCCTCTTAATCGAGAAAACATACCCGGAGATCGACCAATTCAAGGTCGAAATCTTTCCCAACGAAAGTCAGCACCGCGGACGGCCACATTGCAGAGTGACGACCGATAAGGGTGCCGTGACAATCGATTTTCTCACGGGGGAAGTATTGGCTGGCGATGCTGGGCATTGGACAAGGACGGCATGCAAAACCGTCGTGCAGCACAAGGATGGCTTACTTGCACTGTGGAATGCTACGCGGCCGACCGACCAGAAACTTTCAAACTAAGGGGGCGAAAGGGGCGGTCAAATATGACCGCCCCTCCCCTTGTTAGATGCCGCGAATTGCGCGGTAGATCAGCAAAAGCGTGAGGACGATCTCAAGAGCCGTCCTGATTTGATCTAGCATCGAACCCTCTGAAGGCCGAGTGCTAGACCTCGCGCGTCTTTCGCCCCGATTGTCGTTTATCGGGTGCCTTGCCCAAACCGTGCCGGACTGTCCTAAGGAGCCTGCAAGGGAAGCCCCCTAGGGCCAACATTGGACCGCAAGGTCCAGTTGCGACCGCCTAGAGATGTTGCTGCTGGCGGGCGAAATCAAGTCGATGATGCTAGCTTGCCGCCGGGGGCGGGAATGATTCAGGCTCGACCGACTTGCTGCCGATCTCGGCAAGCCACCGCCTCGCCATCGGCCGCGATCGCGAAGTCAGAACTGTAACGCGTGGCTCGCTCGAAGCGCGCCGCGATGGCCGTCGCTTGCTCGGCCGCTCGCTTGAACATGGATCGCTCAGGGCCGCGCGCGAGCCGCTGGTACTCGTGGGCCCTCGCTCGCCAATGCGCCGCGAGCTGCGCGGCCTGATTCGCTTCCGCTCGATTGCCATTCGCCATGCTGACCGCCTCCGATAACCGAGGCGGATCGTCCTAGCGTTGGCGGTGCGGGATTGCAGTTGAATTCACCTGCGTTTCGCGAAGGCTCCTCGGGCCCGCGCTCTGGGCGTGGGCCGAGCGCTGAGCATGCTGGAAGCCTCAGGGCCAGGAGCCGCCGCAGGGCGTGGCCGCCCGTGAGCGAGCGGGCGGCCCGGCCGGCCGAGATAGCGGCCGAGGGCTCACGCGCACCCAAAGCCACGAAAGCGCGCCCGGGAGCCGAGCTTCCAGCCGCATGCAGCCTTATGCAGGCTTGGATATTGGACGTATATTCGACACCCAGCCGAGGGCTTCCACTAACCTATTGAAATATTGGCGTCCCCAGGGGGATTCGAACCCCCGTTACCGCCGTGAAAGGCGAATGCGGATCAGCGCCAAGATGCGAAATGGCGGCGTTGATCGTGCCACCGAGCGGGAAGCGCCGCGATGCGCTTAAGGCGACGCGATACCAAACCGACCGGCTGGGAGCCTTGGAGGATTGCTTCGACGACATCAGGGGCAAGGAAAGCCAGGGGCAGGGAACGACTAACCTCGCCAACATCGCGGCGATTGTGCCGCGCAAGATCGCGAAGGGAGGTCGCGCGTCCTTCCGCTAAGTCATCGAGCCAGCGGTGGGCCTCTGCAATGGTGCGAATGAGATTGCTGTCTGCGGCAGGCGGTCGACCACCTACGGCGCTCATGACCAGTTTCGCCTCGACGCCACGTCGCTTTACCCGAATGGGAACCACGAGGCGGAACAACTCATCTCCAGAGGCGGTACCGTCCTGCGGAGCGCCAAGTAGAGTCGTTAGGCCCGATTTCCTGATCTCCAAAAGGATCGAGTCCGCCGCAACAATGATCCGATGAAGCAGGGTCCGCAGGTGCGGGTGCTCGGATGAGTCATTATACAACTCGCGAGCCACCGCCTGGGCACGACCGCTGATCGATCCTAGCTGCCTAGGAATTGCATTATCCAATCGCAAAGCACGAACAAGGCGCAGCTGGTCACAGAGGAAATCCCGCAGCGCGTCCAGCACCACGCGCTCCAGCTCCTTTGCCGGTAAACGCCATCCATCCGTACCGGTCCCGTGCATCAGACGCTTCGAGATGTAGTAGCGGTATCGGCGGCCTTTCTTGTTGGCATGGGTGGGGCACAAGCGATCGCCTGTCTCGTCGTACACCAGGCCCGTCAACAGGCTCGGCACTTTGGCATTCGTCCGGGAGCCACGCTCGGCGGCGTTGCCGGTCAGCTGCCGTTGAACCGACCCGAACGTCTCTCGGTCGATGATCGCCTCGTGCCGGCCTGAATAGGTGACACCCCTATGCCTCACGTCGCCGGCGTAGATCGGATTTGAGAGTAGGCAATAGAGATGCCCCCGCGTGAAGGGTCCACCTCCGATAGCGCGACCCGAGGACAGCTGCCGGCGCTTCGTCACGAAGCTCCGATGGTCTGCCTCCTCCTTGAGGCGCCGGACGGTCCCGAGCTCTAGGTAGATCCGGAACAGCGTGCGGACGGTCTCGGCTTCGGCGGGGTTGATGAGGAGGTTTCGGTCCTTGAGGTCGTAGCCGAGGGGGACGAGGCCACCCATCCAGAGTCCCTTCTTCTTGGATGCCGCGATCTTGTCCCGGATGCGCTCGCCCGTGACCTCCCGCTCGAACTGGGCAAAGGAGAGAAGGACGTTGAGCGTCAGCCGGCCCATGGAGGTCGTGGTGTTGAACTGCTGGGTCACCGAGACGAAGGACACGCCCTCGGCGTCGAAGATCTCCACGATCTTGGCAAAGTCCGCCAGCGACCGGGTGAGGCGGTCGACCTTGTAGACGACTACCACGTCGATCTTGCCCTCGCTGATGTCGGCGAGGAGGCGCTGGAGGGCAGGGCGGTCCGTGCTCCCGCCCGAGAACCCGCCATCGTCATAGCTCTCGCGGAGGCAGCTCCAGCCCTCATGCTTCTGGCTCACGATGAAGGCCTCGCAGGCCTCCCGCTGGGCGTGCAGCGAGTTGAAATCCCGCTCCAACCCCTCCTCGGTGGACTTGCGCGTGTAGATCGCGCAGCGGCGCCGAGGGGTCATAGCCCAAAGAACCGCGGGCCTGACCAGCGGGCTCCCGTGATGGTCCGGGCGATTTCAGAGATAGAGCGATAGCGCCGGCCCGCATAGAGGAAGCCATCCTCCAGGACCTCGACCGTATGAGGGCGTCCCTGCCATTCGCGGACGAGGCGCGAGCCCGGTGCGAGCGCGGCTCGCGGCTGGCGGAGTTTGGCGTCAGCGGGCGAGTTCGTTCGTGCCGAGGCGATCTGGAGCAGCTTCCGACGCGTGGCGGGCTTCAGGCCGCCATAGACCTTGGCCTGTGCGTCGTAGGCGGCGGCCAGCTCGAGCAAGCGCCGGCTCATGAACTTGGGTGGCGGCCGTCCATATATATCGGCCCAGCTTGCGCGCAGCGCCTGCATGTCGAACTGAGGGATCTCCGCCAGGCGCCTCTCCAGCGCCGGGTTGGTGAACCCGTCCACCCGTGACCTTGTTTCCGTACTCGAGGACTCGCCCGCTCGCGCAGGGCGGTCGACGGCGGATGCGTCGCTGACCTGCGCAGGAACGAGGCCGCCCGTCGAGGGGCGGCGGCTTTTCATGACCGGTTGCCGGCCCCAGCCGAGGCAACCCGATAGATGCGGCCGCTGTCGCCTTTCTCCGACGTGACGATGAGACCAAGGCGTTTCTTGAGCACCCCCGAGATCATGCCGCGCACCGAGTGCGGCTGCCACGCGAGGGTTTTCGCCGCGTGCTCAATGGTGGTGCCCTGGGGGCGGCGGAGCAGGGCCAGCAGCTGGCCTTGCTTCGTGTTGACCTTCGTCGAGGGGGTCTTCGCACTGGGGCTCTTGCGAGCCGATGTCTTCTTTCGCTTGGGCATGATGGTCTCCGTTTAGGGTCGCCCGGCGGAAGTATCGGGCAGCCCATCCATGCTCTCGTGCGCGGCGCTCTCAAGCGAAAGCAGGAGCATTCCATGGCGTTCTTGCGCCACACCGGATAATGGAATTGCTCTCAATCCGACGACGAGCCCACCGGCCAGTGGAGACCTGCTGCAGATCGCCCTTGACAGGTGACGATACCGTCCTTAGTAGGACGTATAATTACATCTAATTGGTCCTCATGCCCAAAGCCTCAAGCCGAGGGAAAAGCGTCGAGTTTGTGCTGCCCCCATCACGCGCGGCATATGTGGAACGTTTGCTTCAACGGCGCGCGAAGCTTTACGGCCGCCTGATCAGTCTCATGATGCAAGAGCTACACCCGGACGCCAGCACGCTCGCGGACGCCGAAAGTGAAACCATCACAACTTCGGTGGCAGATGAAGCGGCAGAGGCACTTGTCAACTGGAAGGACGCGTTGGCGGAAGGGCCGATCAGACCTTCAACTCCCATCCAGCGTCTTCTTGAGCTCTGCCGGCGTCTCGACCAACGCGTCGAGGATATCAAAGAGGCCGAGACGGCTGCTGAAGTGCAGCGGCTGGCGCGACTTACCCCAGCAGCTTATGACAGATGCAAGCGCGCGAGAGCGGACCAACTGGGCATCGGCCTGGGGACCTTAAACAAGCTCGTATCCGAGGCGCGCTCCGACGTCTCGGGCGAGCTCGTCCGGTCCATCGTGGTGTGGCCTGAGGCGGTGGATGGTCCAACACTGTTGACGGAGATCGCGGCGGCGGTTTGCCGACACGTGGTCATGAGCGTGCATGAGGCCGCTGCCATTGCACTCTGGGTTTTGCATTGCTTTGCCATCGACGCCTTTTCTATATCCCCTCGTCTCCTGGTTCGGTCTGCCACGATGCGCTCGGGCAAGACCACACTGCGGGACCTGCTTTTTCATCTCGTCCCGAAGCTGTCATCCGACAATCTCTCGGTGGCGATGATCTATCGAGCAGCAGATCGGGATCAGCCGACACTCCTCTTGGACGAGGTAGACAGCTGGATCAAGAGAGACCCGCAAATCCGGGGACTGATCAACAGTGGATATCGCCGCGGCGGTTTCGTGATGCGGATCGTCAACGGCCAGCAGACCCAATTCCGAACATTTGCGCCCATGATGCTCGCAGGGATTGGGCGCATGGCGGCAACGATAGAGGATCGAGCGATCCAAATTGTTCTCCGGCGACGTCGAGCAGATGAGACCTACGAGCCCTTCCGCGGCGACCAGGCGGATCACTTGGACCAACTCGCCCGACGAGCGTCTCGATGGGCAAGTGATCATTTACACGCTCTTTCCGAGGCTGAACCTGTGGTGCCGGCATCTCTGGATGACCGAGCAGCAGACAATTGGCGCCCACTCTTGGCCATTGCAGACAGGGCTGGAACCGAATGGGGGCGACTAGCGAGAGCGGCTGCAGAGTCTTTGGTGCAGATGACTTCGGACGACGCGCTCGATGAGCGCCTTATCCGCGACATCGCAACGATTTTTGCGTCGAAGAAAGGTGACCGCATTCCTTCCGAGCAGCTTGCGGCGTCTCTGGCGGGCCTTGAAGGTGGGCCTTGGGCAGAGTTTCGGGGGGCTCGGCCCTTGTCAAAACATAAGCTCGCGGGCTTGCTGAAACCATTCAGCATTCAGCCGGCGACCATTAGAATCGGAGCTCGAACGATAAAGGGCTACCTCCGATCGCAATTCGATGACGCATTTGCTCGATATGCGCCGACCTCACCGCCGGACTCGTCACATCGTAACTCCGGTGTGACACAAACCCCTGACCCGCAAGGGCCAGAGCACGACGTTACGACGTGACGGGGGAATCGATGCCCAAGCCCCTGCCGAAACTGAACTTAACGCATGGCCAAGTGGCCTGGGCGCTTTCGCTGGGTAAGCCACCGGAGCAGAGGCTCCTGGACGAGATGAACTATCTCCGGCAGCTCGGAATCCCCTTCGAGAAATCCGAGCTGGGGATGGGAAGGGGCAACCGTGCCCGGTATCGATTCGACCATCTGATCGAGCTTGGCGTCGGGATTGCAGCGCTGCGGCGCGGCATGAAGCCCAAGGATATTGCCGGTTTCCTGATCGCGAAGCGGAAAGAACTCCGGCGATCATATCGGACCGCCTATCTCGAACAGCCACCCGCTGCCCTGGAGGCTGACTGGGTAAAGAGCAGGGGGCAAACCATGGCGCTGCTCTCGAGGCCGCGCTACTTGCGCCTGCATGATCGTTACGCTGACGCGCCCGGGAAGATCGAACATATCCGCCAGGATGAGATTACGGATTGGCGCGAATTGTTTGGCATGACCGAGAGATATCCTGGAGAGACGGCGAGGACGCTGTTTCCTCTGACCGTGATGGTGCTTGAGTGGGTCGCATGGGCGCTGGAGGCGCCAGAAACGCGGCCCGGCCCACAATAGGTCTAGTGATCAGCTATTGAAAGTAATATCACGTATAAATGGAGACTCAGTTTATGCCAGCAACAGAGATCGTCATCGACCTGTCTCGCGAGGAGCCATTTGAGTGGGGAGCGCTGCTCACGACAATAATGGCATTCCCGGAGAGAGAGCCGCCTGAGAGTCTGATGGAAAGTTGCTTTCTCTCGCTGTGCTCGCTGGCGATCCGCGGGCGCTTGGCCATTGAACCGGCGCTGGTGAACCAACGGTTGGCGATGAAACCGGCCTACGCGCTGCATGATGGCGCTTTTCTGGATCGAGACATGCGGTACCTTGAGAAACGCCTGCAGCATCGCATGCTCGCGGCCAAGATGTGTGTTCCGTTTCTGCAAGAAGCATCGATGGGCACGACCCCACAGCTACCGCCAGGGATTGAGCGCCTCTTCGTTAGTCAGATGGCGGAAATGGTCCTAGAGGAATCCGGCTACAGCGATGCTAAGCATGTCGTCGAACGAATCTGGTATCCGAGCCGGCCCGTAATTCATTTTGCAGCCGCGACGGCGATTGTCAGCAGCGAATACGTGCGACTGGGCTACGGCCACTTGACCATCGCGCAGTTAGTGACCGATCCCAATGTCGTTAGCTCAGTCGTGCGGGTCGCCAACGACTGCATTCCTCTTCTCGCCAAGAGTCGGAGGGCCCGGGTCGATACGGGATCGCTGATCCGAGTTCGCTTGGGAGCGTAGAAAGCACCCCAAAAATTTTGCGTCGCCCGGGGAGGAATATCTGGCCGGGCTCATCCATCTTCGCCTGCGTGCCTGCTCACGATTAGGCGAGGACCATGGCTGCACCGCGACCGTTTGCCCCGAAGCCGAGGCAGGACCCGCAGATAGCCGTCGAGCATCTGCCAGTGGAATCCTTAAAGTTCGACTCCAGGAATCCCAACCGGCACGAGCGTCGCCAGATTGAGAAGATAGCCAAAAGCATTAAGCGCTTCGGCTTTCTTGTCCCGGTGCTGGTAGATGGCGATCGGACGCTGATCGCAGGTGAGGGGCGCGCCCGCGCCGCCAAGACTCTCGGCATGCCCATGATTCCCGCAATCGAGATCGGCCACCTCAGTCAAGCGCAACTCACCGCCTTTATGATTGCCGATAACCAGCTCTGCCGGACCGGTGAGTGGAACGATCGGCTTCTTGCAGAAGCCCTCAAGGACCTCGCTGACCTCGATCTCAATCTCGACCTGGAAGCGACGGGCTTCGAGATGGGTGAGATCGATTTTCGGATCGGGAGCCTGGATGTGCAGGCTAAAGACACTGATCCCGCCGATGTGGCGCCGGCGCACGAGCCGGGGCCGGCGGTTAGTCAGCGCGGAGACCTGTGGCTTCTGGGCTCGCATCGCGCCGGCTGTGACGATGCTCTGGATAGATCTGCCTACGAAAGGCTGATGCAGGGGCAGCGCGCAGCTGCCGTTTTCACCGACCCGCCCTACAACGTCAAAATCGAAGGCCATGCTTCCGGGCTCGGTCGGATCCAGCACCGGGACTTCGCCATGGCCTCCGGCGAGATGAACGAGGCGGAGTTCACACGGTTCCTGAGCACCGCCTGCTCTCTGCTCGCCCAGCACACCGTCCCAGGCTCCCTCCATTACTTGTGCATGGACTGGCGACACCTCCGCGAGCTGCTGGCAGCAGGTCTGGAGACCTACAGAGAGCTCATCAATTTGTGCGTGTGGGTCAAGCACAACGGCGGCATGGGCTCGCTTTACAGGTCCCAGCACGAGCTAGTGCTCGTCTTCAAAAACGGTCGCGGACGACACCGTAATAATGTGCAGCTTGGACAGCACGGCAGGCACCGCACGAACGTCTGGTCATACCCCGCGATCAATGACTTCGGCAGGTCAGGCGACGAGGTGAATCTCCTGGCGCTCCACCCGACGGTGAAGCCCGTCGCGATGGTGGCCGACGCCATCATGGACTGCACTGCGCGTGGCGAGATCGTCCTGGACCCGTTTCTCGGCAGTGGCACCACCGTGATCGCCGCCCAACGCACAGGGCGTCGCTGCTTCGGCCTGGAAATCGACCCCCTCTACGTCGACACCATCGTGCGCCGCTGGCAGGCCTTCACCCGCGATGATGCACGGCACGCTGCAACCGGCCGCAGGTTTGATGACATCGCCCGGCAGGGAAGGAAGCGCCATGGCCGCTAATCGCTCCGAAGACCACAGCGTGGGTTATGGCAGTCCGCCCCGTCACACCCGCTTCAAGCCTGGACAGTCGGGTAACCCCAAGGGCCGGCCGAGGGGGTCAAGGAACATAGCGACCCTACTGGAGCGTGCGCTCACGGAGCGCGTCGTCATCACCGAAAACGGCAAACGCCACTCCATCTCAAAGTTGGAGGCGAGCTTCAAGCAGCTGGTCAACCTTGCGGCCTCCGGGGACCTCGCCGCGATGCGCCAGCTCTACGCCCTCATCCCCTGGCTCGAGGGCCAGCTCAACGAATCTGAAAGCCCCCAGCCGACCGTGAGCGCCGCCGACGAGGCGGCAATGGCCAGAGTGCGGGAACGCCTTTTGACAATCGCAGAAAGGATCTCTCATGAAAAGAAAGAACCTGACACCGAGTGACTATGCTGCGCTCACGCGGCTCGACATCAGCACCTTCGCCCAGCGCTGCATCGAGGAGCTGAATCCACAGACCGAGCTCAGGTGGAATTGGCACGTCGATCTCATCGCCTCAAAGCTCGAGGCCTGCCGGCTCGGCAATATCAAGCGGCTCATGATCCTGATGCCGCCTCGGCATGGCAAGTCACTCTTCGCCTCGGTCGCCTTTCCGGCCTGGCTCCTCGGACATAACGCCTCGGAGCAGATCATTTGCGCGTCCTATGCCCAGGATCTTGCGGACAAGCATGCGCGAGATTGCCGGACGGTCATGTCGGCTCCCTGGTATCGAAAGATCTTTCCCACCCGAATCTCTCGTGAGCGCCAGGCAGTCCACGAGTTCACTACGACGGATCAAGGATGGCGGTATGCCACCTCTCTCGGGGGCGTACTCACCGGCCGTGGCGCCAATTTCATCATCATCGATGATCCGCTGAAGCCCGACGAGGCGCTCTCAGACGCCCTGCGCACTTCCGGAAACAATTGGTACGACGGCACCCTCTACAGCCGCCTCAATGACAAGCGGAACGGGGCGATCATTCTTATTATGCAGCGCCTCCACGAGGACGACTTGGTCGGCCACGTGCTCGCCCAGGAACCCTGGGAGGTGGTGTCGCTTCCGGCCATCGCGGAGCAGGACGAGGTCCACCGGATCCAAACCGTGCTGGGCGCCTATACCCACATCCGCAAGGCGGGCGAGCTTCTCCATCCCGAGCGTGAGCCGCGGGAGACTCTGGATCGAATCCGCAGCACGATGGGCGAGTACTTTTTCGCTAGCCAGTACCAGCAGTCGCCGGTGCCCTACGGAGGTGGGCTGATCAAGGCCGAGTGGTTCCAGGCCTACTCGGTGCTGCCCGAGAAATTCGATCAGGTGATTCAGAGCTGGGACACCGCGAACAAGCCCAGCGAACTCAGCAGCTATTCCGTGTGCACGACCTGGGGTCTCAAGGGTAAGCACCATTACCTGCTCCACGTTCTGCGTAAGCGGCTGAACTATCCTGAACTGAAGCGTGCGGTGCGCGAGCAGGCGAGTGCTTTCGGCCCGCAGGTCATCCTGATCGAGGACAAGGCCTCGGGTACCCAGCTGATTCAGGAGCTCGTCGCCGAGGGCGTGCCAGGCATCACCAAGTGCACACCCGAGGGGGACAAGGTGATGCGCATGCACGCCCAGACAGCGACCATCGAGAATGGATTCGTGCATCTGCCCCAGCAGGCGCCTTGGCGGGCAGATTTCGTCCACGAGGTCACGACCTTCCCGCGCGGGAAGCATGATGACCAAGTGGACTCAATTGCCCAGGCGCTCGACTGGATCAAGCGGTGCAGGGCAGCCGATGGATGGGTCGAGTACTACACAAAGCTGGCCACGAACCGCGGTCGCATCACGCCTGAGATGCTCGGCAAGTACGCGGCAGTGAAATTCGTGACCATGCAGGCGCCGGGGCCATACCAGAACTATTACATGAGCGGCACCAGCGGGCGGGCTGGGCGGTATTCTGCGGATGCCTACGGCCTCATCTTCAATGTCCATCCCGAGGATGTTGAGCGTCTGCAGGCTCTCAGCTGCACCATCGTCGAGGAGGACCAGGCCGCTTGAGCGGCTCGCATTTGCTCGTGGGTCT